CATTTGCGGCGTTTCCCTCGCCAAATGACGTGGAACCATACCCGGCGGATGTGTTGCCGCTCCCCATGGCTACCGCGACAGTGTTTGACGCAGTGCAGCCCTGCCCAATGGCGACGGAGTTGGCGCCGCTCGCGGTGCAGCTCTGCCCGATGGCGACGGAGTTTGCGCCGCTCGCGATGTTGCTCTTGCCAAGCGAGACAGACGACGTGCCCGACGCCGTACAGGTATCGCCTACGGCCATCGCGCGCAGACCCGAGACAGTGCAGTTATTGCCAGCCGCGAACGAGCCAGCGCCAGCCGCGGTGATCGTGTTCTCCGAGCCAGCCGCGAACGAGTTCGCACCGGCGGCGACCTGCGCTGCGGCGGACCGCTGAAGCTGGAGATCGGTCGAGTAGTTTCCACGCGCATTGCCACCCGTCGCGGTGCCGTCCGGCATCTGCGCGGTGATCGCGCCCGTGCCGAGAGGCTGGAGCACGAGGCCGATGTTCGATGCGGCGAACGTGCCGATGCCGACCACGGTCAGCGTGGAGTATTCCGCCCCCGAGTAGGTCGCGGAGGAAAGGCGCGTGCCTTTGTAGTTGCTGGAATCGGTGAACGTGTTCCAGCGGAAAAGCTGGCCCGAGGTGTCGATGCGGGCGCGTTCGGTGGCGTTGGTCAAAAAAGACATGTACCCACTCGCGCGCCCATCGCCATCGATGGCCGTAAATGCGAGCGTCGTCGATCCGTTTTGCACCCATCCGAGGCGCGAGACGTTGCCCGTGCCGTTGATTAGGCTAATCGTGTTGTTGTTTGCCGCGAGCGTCTGGACCTGAAACGGATACGCGGGAGTCGGGACGCCGACGCCGATGAAGTTTCCGCTCTGCGTGATGACCGAATCCCCCAGCGTCGTCCCCGAACTCCACCGCGGGATCGTGTCGGTGGTGCCGGAGCCGCCGACGGGGGTGCCGCCAGTCGTGGGAGGAGGGAAGATGTATTCGGGAGCTCCCATGTCAGTTCCCCACCACGCGGAAGTCGAGCGTGCCAGCAAGCACGCCAACGCAAAGCCCCGTGCCGTCGCGCACGTCGAACTTCAGTCGTCCGCCGGGAGGGATGATCGTCGCCGTGTCCGCCGTGTCGATGGCCGGCGACACTCCGAGCGCGCACGCGAGACCGTCGTACTCGATGCCACCGACGTAGAGCGACACCGTTGTCGACGGGTTGTGGATGGTCAGCCCCTGCGCATACGCGCTGTCGAGCGTGCGCACATGGTTCGTGGCGCTGAGCACGACCACGCTCGTGGGCGTCGGCACCGTGCTGTCGTCCGTGCGCGCCGACTCCAATTGGAAGAACGTCGTGGTGGCGCGTGCGAGGTAGGTTCTTGTTCGGGAGCCGAGCCCCGTGCCGATTCGAGTCATGGTCTTTCTCCTTGCCTGTGGTATCCCCGGCCTGTGCCGGCATGAGTCTTAGAGCTTCGTGTTCTCCACGAGCGGTGATTTGGTCGAGGGGCGCGTGCGCGCCGCGGCAGCCTCGGAGCCTGGGCGCATCGGCTGCTCACGGGTCGGCGCCATGCCGATGTACTGCTGGCTCTGGTAGACGCTCATGGTGTAGCCCTGCGCCTTCTTCTTGCCCTTGGTCAGGCCGAAGAGCGGGGCGATCATGAGGTTCGGCTGGTCGCGGTGCAGCAGCGTGACGACGTTCTTCAAGCGGTCGTACGCCTCGGGCGAGAGGCGCTGGATGACCTCGACGTCCTGCTGGCGCAGCGTGCCGTCCTTGATGAAGCGCAGCACGAGGTCCGGGTTCTTGACCACCGCGACCGCGCGGGCGAACGCCGTGGCGTTGGCGCCGGTCAGGATGCCCGCCGGCGGGCGCTTGCGCTCGAGGTAGTTGACCATCTCCTCGAACTGCCGGCGCGCCGACTGCACGTTCGCGACGTTGATCTCGGGTGCCGCCTCCATCCTCGCCCATGTAGCACGGATGGCGTCGCGATCCTCGACGACCTGGTCGACAAAGTAGTTCGCCTCCTCGGCGGAGAACTTGTACTCGGGCTTGAGCTCCGCGGCGCGCGTCACGGGCGGCAGCGCGCGGATGGCGCCACGGGCGAACTTGTCGACCATGCCGGTGGCCGCGAGGCCGTTCATCATGGACGCCACGGCGCGACCAACGCCGCGACCGCTCTTGGCGCCGATGACCGCGCCGAGAATGGTCGTGATGACGCTGTGGCCGAGGACCATGTCGAGGGCCTGTGAGCCGATGATGGCGCCGAGGACCGAGGGCGACTCGGCTGCCGTCTCGGTGACGCCGGCGTCCGCGAGGAGCGCCTTGATGCGCCGTCCCTCCTCGGTCTGGTAGAACTTCTTGAGCTGCGAGGCGACGAACTGCTCGCCCTCGGGGGCGATGAGGCGACCCTCCATGCCGCGGCGAAGCACGCCGCCCTCGCGCTCGATGGCCGCGATGGTCTCGCTGATCTGCTTCTTGGTCGCCTGCGCCGCCTCGAGGTCGTTCTGCAGCGTCGTCGCCGCGGCCTTCTTGTCGGTCAGGACGCGGACCTTCTCCTTGGCTGCCGCAAGACGCGCTTCGTTGCGCACGCCCACGACCTTTTCGTTGAGCTCGGCGAGCGTCGCGCGGCCCTGCGCCGTCTTCCAGACGTCGTTCGCCCGGTCGATGCGCATGCTGTCGCGCAGCGCACGGCTGCTGTCGACGGTCGCCTGGGCATCGGTGCGCACGGCCTTGATGCGCTCGTGAGCATCCCGCTCGGCGGAGAGCTTGCGCGTGGCGGTCTCGGCTCGACGACCGGTACCCTCCGCAGCCTTCTCGAGCTTCGTGATGCGGGCGACGATCTTGGCCTCTTGCGCACCCGCCTCGCGGATGGCGGTCTCGGCCTCGATGATGGTCCTGTCGAGCTGCTCGGTGGTCACCCGCTCGACCGTGGCCGCCGTGCGCTCTGCTGCCGTCATGACGGGCGTTGCGGCCTGCGCCTCGACCGATGGCAGGGCGGCTTCGAAAGCCGCTCTAGCGGCCTTTGCAGCGTTCGCATCGGCCACCGCGGCGCGGCGCAGGAGCAGGTTGGCGTCGTTGCCCGCCCGCCTGAAGATTTCGGCAGTGCCCTCCTCACCGAGCTGGTTCACGAGCAGCGCGCGTGCGCGGTCCGCGGCCTTCGAGATGTTGAGGAGCTCGGGCCTCGTGCCGCCGATGGCGCCCGTGCGCTTGATGAGCCGCGCCTCGGCGCCGCCCGCAGCGGCCCGGTCGACCATGGTGACCATGGTTGCGACGGTTCGGCTCGGCAGCTTGGCCAGCACGGCCTCGTTGTCGAGCAGCGCGCCGACGACGCTCTTGCGCCCGCCGCCGCCCGCTTCGACGTCCATCACGCGCGCCAGGAATGAGAACGCGTCGCCTTCCTCGATGCGCGTCGCTTCGATGAGCGCGCCGTTGATGGCGCGATCCGAGGTCGGGCGGATGCCGAGCTCCTTGAGAGCCGCCTCCTCGAACTCAGCGTTGGTCATCGCGCGAGCGGCGTTCTCCGTCGCCGTGCGCTCCGCAGCACGGGCGTCCTGACCCGCGATGCCGGCCATGGCGTCGACCGTCGCCTGCGCCTCTTTGCGCACCGCTGCGTCGAGCGTGGAATCGCCGAGCATCGTCGCCATCTCGGAGACGTGCGCAGCCTGAGCGCCGAGCGTCTGGCCCGCCTGGTCGATCGCCTGCAGAGACGTTTCGGTCTTGCTGATGGACTCATCAAGAGCGGTGACGTCACGACCGGCTGCCGCTTCGGCGTCGCGCTTCGCTCGCTTCGAGAGGAGCTCCTCGGTCTTCCGCGCGCGCTCCTTGGCCTGCTGCTCGGCGTTCCGGGCCATCTGCCGGCGCGTGGCAGCCATCTCTTTCGCGATCGGGTTGATCTGCGACTCGAGCCGGGTGACGTCTTCGGTTGCCGCCGTGAGCGCGTCTCCGAGCGTCGTGACGCGCTTGCTGACGGACGCGACTGCGGTCTCGAGACGTCCCGGCTTCACCCCGAGGTCGGCCAGGTTGGTCACGAAGGCGTTGTAGTCGTCCGCCGCCTTGGTCATGCGGGACGCGAGGTCGCGAGCCTGGTCGGCCTTGGCCATCTCCGTCGCGCGCGCCTCGGTGACCGCCGCCTCCGCGCCCGCCGCCTCGAGCTCCTTGGCCGCCTTCGCTGCCGCGCGGCGTTCGAGCATGCGTCCGCCCGCGCCGAAGAGCGCCCCAAAGCCAGCACCCACCGTGGCGCCTGCCGCGCCCGCGGTGCCGAGGTTCGCCTGGCGTTCCTCGATGGCCGCCTGACTGAGCTCCGAGCCTGCGCCAAAGCCCGCGCCGATGGCCGCTTCACGAGCGACGAGTCCGCCGAGGCTGCGAGCTCCCGCGCCGAGGCCGCCCGTCAGCGCGGTGGCCGGGATGGCGCCCAACAGCGACCCCGCCGTGATGGCGGTCGGCTGCGCCTGCTCGAGCTGCGCGAGCGTCTCGGGCTCCATGCCCGCCATGGTCAGGAGCTTGCCGGCGGTGCCGAACGTCGGCAGCTGCGCAGCGCCATAGGCGAGGCCTGCGAGGGTGCCGCCTGGGCCTCCAAAGCGCTCCTCCGCGGTGCGCTCGAACGTTGCTTCGCTGGTCTCGAGACGCGGCATGGCGCCGTACTGCGCCTGGATGTCCGCGAGGTCGGCGAGCGAGAGCTTGCCGCCGCCGTCCGCGAGCGTGACCTCCTGCTGAGGGTTCGTCGGCGTGAAGCCGGCGGACATGAGCCGCGCAGCCTGCGCCTGTGGCACCGACAGCGTGCGGCCTGCAGGGTCACGCAGCGAGACGACGTTCTGCTTCACTTGGTCTTCGCCTTCTGGGCCGCGACCGCGCGCGCCGCGGTCTCTGCCCTGGTGAGCTTGTTGTACTCGTCGAGCGCCATGAGCGGCACGCCGAGGCTCTGCTGCATGAGGTTGTACATGATGGGGTTCGACCGCTGCGACTCGATGAGGGTCGAGCTCATGCGGCGCTCCTTGGCCACCTGGTCGTTGACGTAGGTGTTGAACGCGTCGTAGCTCAGAAGAGCGTTCTTCAGCGTGTCGCGCGCGAGCTCGTTGTTCGTGACGGCGCCGCCCGAGACGACGCGAAGGTCTTGGTTGATGACGCCCTGCACGGCGCCGGCAATCTTGCGCTCCTCTTCGGTTGTGGCGCGCTTGAGCACCTCGCGATTGATGGCGTCCGACAGCGTCGTGAACGCCGTCGCGTCGTTAAGGGCCCTCGCCATGTTGCTCTGCAAAATCTGGTTGACCGCAGGAGCAACGGAACTGTCCCAGAACTTGCGGATCTGGTCGGGGCGAGCCACCCCGGCGAGGCGGTTCACGAGCGTGCTGACGGCGTTGAGCTTGTCGATTGCCGCGGCGTTGCCCTTCACGAAGGCGGGGTAAGCCTTGCGAGCTTCCTCGTACATCTTCGGGTCTGCCTGCGCGCCCGCGCGGATGCCGTCGAGCAGCTTCATGCGCATGTCCTGCACCGCGCGGAACTGCGCCGCAGCAGCCGCGGCGTTCTTCTCGTCGATGCGCATCTGCAGGTCGCCCTGCTGCGCCTTGAGGTTGCCCGAGGCTTCGGTAAGGGCTGCGCGTGACTTGGCGTCGCCGACGCGCTGGGCTGCGAAGTCGAGGGCGCGCGAGTACTGGTCGAGCGCAGCGCCTGCGGAAAGTGCGAGAGCTTGCTGCTCGTCGGCGCCCATCTGGCGAGCGTCGAGGAAGTTGTTCCGGCGCACCGTCTGACCCTGGAGCATGCGCTCGTACTGGGTCTTCTGGTTCATGATGTCCCGCTCGACGGCCTTGTCGACCTCTTGCAGGATCTCGTTGGGCCCGGCGCGGCCAGCGGCGCCCTTGAGCATGCCCACGAGGCCCGCGGAGAACGAGAGAATCGCCGTGTCGACCGGTCGGTTGCCGAGGTCGCGGAGGAGGCGCGAGGCGTCGAACGAGTCCTGCGCCTTGCGCATGGCCGCTTCGTCCTCGGCCATGGCCACTTTGCGCGCATCGAAGAGCTGCCGCTGCTGACCCTGCAGGACCGCGAGGTCGTCGCGGTACTTCTGCGCCGCCGCCTCGGCCTGGTCCATGATGCCGGCGCGGCGCGCCGTCTCTCGCTCCATGACCGGCACGACGCTCTCGATGGCCTGACCGCGCAGGCGGAAGCCTTCCTTCTGGAGCTCGTTCATGCCGATGGGGCGCCGGCCACCGCCGGTCAGCCCCATGATCTTCATGCGCTCGTCGACCATCGCGAGCTGCTTGCGCAGGAGGTCGTTCTCCGACGCCTGCTGCTCTTCGAGCGTCATCTGCGGCGCAGGCGCTTGCTCTGCCGCGGGCGCAGGCAGAACCTCTTGCGCCGCCTCCACGGGCGGGAGCTCCTTGTCGGGCTCGGCGAAGTAGTTGGCGAGGTAGTCGTACGGATCGCGGGAAGGCTCAAAATCCATGGTCGCCTCCTCAGTCGATCTCGAAGTCGATGCGACGAGCCTTGCGCGCCTTCGGAGCTGTGACCGCCTTGCGGCGCGTCGGCATCACCGGCATCGGCGCCTTCGGGATGGAGCGGGGGCGGTTGAAGAGCTCGCGGATTGCGGAGCCTTCGTCGCTCAGCCCGGCCATGGCCGGCATGGTGCGCGTCATGGCGATGGGCGCCGGTTCCATGCTTGGACCCTGCGCGGCGCCGAGCGTCGTCATGCCGGTGAGCGTACCTTCGGGGCGGGTCTCCACGAAGGGTCGAGGGCCTGCGAGGTTGGGCGTCGGCACGAACGACGGGGTCGCTGCGTACTGGGCGGCGAGCGACTGGCCCGCAGCCTGAATGGGAGCTTGCGCCTGCGCGAGACTCTCGACGGGGGTGCCCACCTCGCCGACGTCGCGGACGACGCCAACGGGCGCCTTGGCCGCAGCAGGCGCCGCTCCTGCCTCGCGGCCCATCACGATGGCGAGTTGCTTGTCCTCGCGCTCCCTTTGCCGACGAGCGTTGTACCGGTTGGCAAATGCCTCGCTGACGCGTTCGCCGCCCGTCGCACCACCGTCACCACCGCCCTTGGGCTTCTCGCCAGGGAGGAGCGTACGGCCCGCGAGGCCGAGCACGCCCTCGGCAAAGCCGGCGAGCTCGTCGCGTTTGCGCTGAGCCTCCGCCGCCGCCACGTCCGCGAGGGCCATCTGGCCTTGCGCCACGCCACGTCGAGCGCGCTCCTGCTCGGCAGCGCGGAGCTCGGCGAGCTGGGAGGCGTACCGAGCCTGCACGTCGGCGCCCTGGCGCATCGCCTCACGACGAAGGCCTGCCTGCTGCTGCGCCGTGCCACGAGCCGCCTGCGACTCGAGGTCCGAGATGGCGCGCCCGCGAGCGTAGGCAAGCCCCGCTTGGCCCTGCGTCGTGCCGCCCTCGGCCACGCGCATGTAGGGCGCCATGGCCGCGAGGATGCGCTCCCGCTCTTCCTCCTCGGCGCTCTTGATGCCGAAGAGACCGCCAAGTGCGCGGCTCACGAACGGAGTTGCCGCGTTGACCGCGAGCGTTGCAGCAGTAATTGGGTCGGCCATGACTACTCCTAATGCTTGGCTTGTTCGGTAATACGCTTGTTGAGCCCAGTCTTCAAGCCAACGACGAGGGCGATGTTCGAGAAGCGGTAGCCCATCACATTCTGGTCAACGACGCTCGGCGCGCTGGTCTGGGCGCCAAGCTGCATGAACTGACCCTTCTGGTACGAGAGATGGGTCTCGAGCTGCAGGACGCCGCCCTGGATGGCGGCAATCGAGCCGAGCTCCTGCTGCGTGAAGAGGACGTTCTGTAGCGCGCTCGGGTCGGTCTGAACGAGGAACGCAATCGGCGGGTATGCCGTTCCAGCGATTGGACGCGCGAGCAGCCGCGCGCGCTTTACGCGCTGAAACCCCTGCACCTCGTTGAGAGCGAACGGTGCCGTCACCCAACTGACCACCGGATAGCGGAACGCGTACGTCGGCGCGTTGTTCTCCAGGCCGTCCACGTAGGACGAGCCCTGCTGGTAGACGGTTCCTCCGCCCGCCCACGCCGGGATGTACCCAAGCGCGAACCACGGAGCGTTGTTGATGACCGTCATGGACGCCGTGCTGTTCTGCGATACGCTTCCGGTGCCGTTCAGATCCTGTGGCAGGTTCCAGCGGTACCAGGTGTTGCTGAGGTAGCTGTAGACGACGACCGTCGACTGCACCGCGTTGCTTACACGGGTCGTCGGCGCGCCCTGCAGGACGAAGTAGACCTCCTCGCTCTGCGGGTTGTGCGACGTCGAGACGACGTACGGGTAGGGCTGCAGGATGTCCCTGATCTTGTCGCCGATGGAGCGCACCTGCAGGTCCGGCGTCAGGATCTCGATGCTGCGCCCGGAGCGGAAGAAGATGCCGATGGGCGTCGCGATGACGCTTCGGGGGTCGGTGCATCCGATGCCGTGCGGCAGGCGCGTGGGCTCCGAGAGCGACGAGCTCTGCCCCGTCGCATCGGGCATCGTGCCGGCGACGACGTAGATGTCGTTCTCCTTGAAGATGAAGAGGTTCGAGTTCATCGACGCGAGGCCGGTGACCGCTCCGCCCGCCTCGATGGTCAGCGTCAGCGTGTCGTTGAACCCTGGCGCGTCGGTCGGCGAGAGCTCCTTCGTGAACCACACCACGGTCGCATCGTCGGCGCCGCCGATGACGAGGCGGTTCTGGTGGACGCACATGGCCTTGCAGCCCGGGGGCGCCACGTTGTCGAGCACGCCGCCTGTCGTGTACAGGTACGGCTCACGGAGCATGCCGTTGTAGTCCCCAGTCGGGCCGTCGAAGATGCCGTTGTGCGCGCCCGCATACGCCGGCGGTACTGGCACCTTGTGGATGTTGCAGACCACGAGCCCGCAGGGATTCTGGTCGATCTGTCCGAGGCCGACGCTCGCCGCATCGAACGGCCTCGACGCGTACGGCACGACGCCGCGCGAGGCGTTGCGAGGCACGACGAAGTCGTTGATCGGGTTCAGGAAGTTCTGCCACGGCATGCGGTACAGCACCGTGGAGTAGGGCTCGCACGTCGAGTACGGCTGCAGCGTCACGCGGCGCGGGTCTTCCGAGGCTGCGCTGAGCCGGTTCGTGAGCTCGAGACGGGGCACGAAGAAGCCCCACTTGTACTTCGTGACCAGGCCGCCCGCGCGGATGGCGCCGCGCTTCTCGCTCGCGGTCGGGTCAGAGGCAAGGATCTCCGCGTTGATGGTGTACTGAATCGGCGACGAAGGGGCCGAGCGCACCGCACGACCGGTGCCGTCCGCGTACTCGTAGCACCACGAGAGCAGGAAATTTCCGCCCGCCTCGGCCTGCGTGTAGTTGCTCTGCCGGTTGCCGCCGCTCGTCGAGTCGTTCGGGTTGGACCACCCCGCCGCTGCTCGCGGCGCCCACAGGAAGTAGGCGCTGTTGCCGTACTTCGGCGGAAGGTTCGCAGCGTCCGGCGAGAACCCGCTGCCGGTGTTCTGATACCGCCCGTAGTAGTGCGAGCCGTAGAGGCTCGAGCCGCCGTTTGTCGACGTCTTCGTCGCGTCGTTGAACTGCTGCACGCGCAGGTCCGCGTACACGGCCTCGAAGTTCTGCGACGGGTCGCCACCCCAGCGCGTCTGCTCCGCTCCAAAGTCGAAGTCGTACGGCGTGTTGTTGCTCACACGCATGCCCGACTCGTACAGAAAGAACGGGCGCGTGATGTTGTTCAGCAGGTATGCCGTTGGCGCGAGACCAGGACCGCCAAAGATGGTCAGCGCCTTGAACGGGCGGACGTTGTCGTTGGCGAGCGCGAAGCGTTGCGCACCGCCATCACCCCAGCTGACACTGGTGAGGTCGCGCTGCGGCCACACGAGCATGCCGTGCTCGTTGCAGTTGACGCCGTCGAAGACCGACAGGATGCCGCCGTTGATGAACGTGTAGTCCGACATGCGGACCATCTGGCGCCAGTTCTGCGGCAGGTACTCGTAGTCGATGGCGAAGCATTCCTGCAGGCCCTTGGACGACGCATTGCGCAGGGCTCCGAGCGTGAACCCGGCGCTCGTGTACTGCAGCGTCGGCACGTTGAGCGTCGGCGCCGTCACGCGCATCATGTTCGCCGCCTCGACGAACATGCCCGCGTTGTTCGCGTACAGCGTTCCGTTGGCGCTTGGGTACGGCTGCGCTTCAAGGTCCGGGTTGCCTCCTGGCCACGAGATGGACGCCTCTTGCGTCTGCCTGAAGCGCAGGAGGAACGTGCTGGCCTGGCTGCCGTCACCCGCCGTCGTGGCCGCCATGTAGCAGCGTCCGTCCGCCGCGCGGTAGATGTCGCTGAGCAGACGCCATGGGCCACCGAGAGCGCACTTCAGCGCCGTGCTGGTGCCCGTCAGGAACGGCACGAGCGGGTCGTAGTACTTGCTCGACTGCTCCGAGTATCCGTAGACCTCGAGGAAGTTGTTGAGCTGGTGGGGGCTCGCTGCGCCGAACGGCGTGTCCCCCTGCGGGTTCGTCAGCGTCGTCGCCGAGCAGCTCGACAGCGCGATGATGTGGTTCTTCTCGTCCTCCTGCGCGATGGCCCAGCGATGCACACAGTGCTCTTGCTGTCCGACGTAGTAGAACGACGTGTTCGCGGGGCGAGACACTGCGTCAGGGACGTCCGAGCCCTCTGGAATTGTCGCCACGCCATGCGTCAGGTTCCACACCTGCGCGCCGGTCAGTGTCCCCGCGCCGATGCCGGGCGTACCTCCCGCAATCGACGCTACGACTGCCGACCACGCCGTATTGACTACGCCGGCAAACGCGTACCCGGGCCCCGGACCCGCGAGCGGGTTCTCGATTGCGCACGCGACAATGGCGCCCGCCGCGTCTACGAATACGGTCGCGGTCGCGATGACGTTGCCACCAATGATGACGTCGCAGCCCGTATGCGTGCCTGGCGTAAAGCCCGTGTTTACACCAGCCGCGTCGATGTCGAGTAGCTGCACCTGCCTGTCTGCCTGTGGCAGCGTTGACCAGTCGATCGGCAAATTGCCAGGGTAGAGGCGCGACGGACCAACGGTGAAGCCCTGCGCAACGGACTTGAACCGGTTGTCGTATGCGTCGAGCCCGGTTGCGTTTTGCTCCGCGTACGGCCTGCTTGCTCGTGGCCTGAGTGTCAGGAATGCGGGCGTCGTTCCGAGCGCAGGAGCAAATGCGCTCGTCGCTGCGATGTCTGCAAAGTACGTCTGATCGGAGCCATCCACCAATCGGATGGCCATGGTCCACTCGCTGTTCGCCGACGTATTTCCGAAGGAGACATACCCCTCGGCGGGCCAGCCTGGCGACGAAAAGACCGACACGGGCGGCGTGCCGGTATACGCGTACACCGTCGTCTCAAGCGCCGAGCGCGTGTTCGGGCTGGCCGAGACGCGATCCGGGGCCGAGACCGTCGCCAGGACGTTCGTCAGGTTGTCGTTGGTCTGGAAGCCGATGAGCGGGATGTACTGGCCGCCGGACCAGTCGAGCGTCCAGGTGGTCGTGCCGTCGTTGTAGGCGCCCTCAAGGCGTCCAGACACCAGTTGGCAGTCGAGCTTGTCGGTCTCGACGGGGCCTTCTGCATCCGCCCAGTACCGGGCGATGACGCGCGCGGAGTAGCTGATGAACGACGTCCAGTTCAGCAGGAGCGGTGGAACGACCGTCTCGCTGACGAATGGCCGCTGGTTGAGCACGATGCCGCGATTGGCGTACGGGCGGAATGCGGGAGCCACCAATGGTGCCGTCCGGTGCAGGATGTCCGGCACGGACGTCGTCGCGTTGACGGCCGCCGTCGTCGGGTCGACGTAGGCAAGGACGGCCTCGATGGCCGCCGGACCGGTTCCAACCGTGTCATCCTCGCAGTACACGTAGGCGATCGTTGGCACCTGCGCGTTGAGGCTCGGAGGCAGCGCGCAGACGTCGAAGTTCCGGTGCGTCTTGACGAGGGTGAACGCACTGATCCTCGTCAGGTTTTGCGTTACGGTCCCGACGATCGCGCCTGTGTCCGGGCTGATGACGACGTACTCGATCTGGTCCGTCGCGCGGTTGTACCAGAACGCCATCGGCCACCGCGCCGACGCCGCTGACCCGCGCGTATCGAGCAGGATGACGCGCAGGTTCTGAGCACTCTGGGTGTAGGCGCCCGCCGTGTTCTTGAGGCGCGTCGGCGGTACGATGTACGCATCCGTGCCTACGACCTGCACGGAGTAGTAGACGCTGTTGCCGTCGCCGTTCTCCTGGTCAAGCATCATGCGGTCGGACGAGAGCTCCTGCCCGGTGCGCTTGCCCGTGACCCAGAAAGTGATTCGCTTGGTATCGTTGTCGTAGATGAGGCTATCAATCTCGATGATGCTGCCGCCTGTCGACGCGGTCGACACGAGCGTGCCGACGTGCTCGGGCAGGTCGTTGACCTCTCGCCAGCCACGGTCCGACTGTCCGCCCACCCAGTCGTAGAACTTGCCGCCGGCTGCCAGTACCGCGCGCGTGCCCGATGCCGACGAGTTGGACGAGATGGTCTCGATGTCGTTGGGCAGCGTCTGAAGGGCGCCGCCAGGGGTCGTGAACGTGAGCGCCGGTCGCTTGTCCGTCGTGCGCGTGACGAGCTCGAAGCCAGGACGCGAGTCGAACGCGCCCTTGACGACGGACTGCACGTTCACGAGCTCGAGCATCTCCGGTGGCTGCACCGAGAAGACGTCGTCGTCCTGGTTGATGCCACCCGCCAGCGGGACGTTTACGACGCGCTCTTCCATCAACGAATCTCCAGCTGAAGCCTGACGGGGTCGAGAATATCATTCCCGTCCGCGTCCTTGGGCGCGATGTAGCGCAGGCGCATGATCTGTTGCCCAAGAGGCCCAGGCACCGGGACGATCTGAAGGTTCGGTACTGCTGCTGGCGCGCTGCTCGCGAGCGGCGTGTTGGTCAGCACCTTGCCGATGTTGAAGCCGTTCGGCACGCGCCCGAGGTTGTGCGGGATGTCGACCGTCTGGCCCGGTCTGAACACGACGCCCTGGTCGGGCTTGTTCTTGACGATGCTCTTGACCGTCGTCTGGTTCGGGGGCCCGTTGCGCACCGACTCCGTCGTCTGACGCAGGACGTCCTGCACCTTGTCGAGCGCCTCGTTCCCCGAGGGAGCGGGAACGAACTGCTGCGGCTTCGTCTGCGCCATGGCTTACCTCGCCCAGGGGAATGCGCGTCGGCTCAGGAGATGGACGTTGCGAATCTTCTCGGGCTGCGTCGCGTCGCGCTCGGCAGCGTGAATCTCGAACCGCTTGAAGAGCTCGTCGCGGACGACCTTGATCGACGCCGCCTGCTCGATGCTCTCCTCCTTGAGGAGGCACTTGATCGCGGAGTCCTTGACGACCCACTCGTCCCAGCCAGCGCGTCCATCGACGCGGTCGGTCGCGACCAGCATCTTCTGCGGCGCCGGGTAGTACCACACGCGGTAGGTGCCCGTCATCATGGGAGCAATCGCCACCTTCTCGCGCCCGTCGAGGGTGAAGAGGCGGTACAGCGGAAGCGCGATGCTCCCCTGGTAGGTGTTCATCTGGCGGAGCGCGTTCTGCTGCTCCCATTGGAAGCGCCGCAGCGGGTTCCAAATGGCGTTGCCGGACGTCGTGTCGCTCGCCCAGACGCCCTTGCACTTGTAGAAGTCCGAGTCGAGCTGCACCGTTGCGAACCCGCCGGCGCCGAGGCCCTGCACCACAACGAGCGTGCTCGTATCAGTCGTCAGCGAGGCCGACTGGTAGCCGTTGCCGGCGTTCGTCAGCGTCATGCCCGTGATGGCGCCCGCGAGGGTCGTCAGCGTCACGGTCGCCGACACGTTCGAGCCCTGCAGGAGCGTTGCAGGGCCGTCGATGTAGCCCGCCCCAGGCACGAACGAGAGGATGTTGCGCACGACACCCGTGCGCCCATCGTTGAGAATGTCGAAGTCTCCTGCGCTACTGGCCGCACTCGAGGGAATGTCGGTGTAGCGCAGGAGGTATTCCTGATCGAACATCACCATCCGGTCGTAGAGCTCAGCCCACGACTGGTTGATGTAGGACTGAAGCTCGGCGGACGTCACGAACTGCGAGTTCACCATGTCGGCTTCACGCCGCACGGCCAGTTCGAGCTCAGCAAGCGTCCGCGAGTATGCCATCGGTCAGTCCTCTTCCTCTTCGTAGTCACCACCGCAGGAGGAGACGGCCTCCTTGAAGAGCTTCGCCGCCTTCGCCCAGTTGCCCTTTGCCTTGGCTTGCTCATAGGCCTGCAGCATCGCGCCGAGCTCGCTGCCCATCTCCATGCCCTCGCCTTCGTCTTCGGAACCCAGGGAGGGCCCGGAGGGTTTCTCCGAGCCCATCCCCGGCTTCTTCTTGCCGATGGCGATCATGAGGGCCATGCCGCCTTTGCTTTTCATCAGGCAGGCACCGAGCTGAGCGTGCAGGTGAACTGGATGAAGAGCGAGCCGGCCACGTCGACGTCGCCCGCGTTTCCATTGTCGACCTGGTACGCCTGAAGGACGCAGCCGGTCGTCGAGACGCTGGCGACGTGGAAAGCGATCTTCTTGGTCTTGTCGTAGGCGCAGACGTAGTTCGCGTGAACGCCAACCACATTCGACACCGTCGAGTTGTTGTCGAAGGTCACGTTGTACTGGCCGGCGACCACGCCGTCCTTCGCCACCGTGATGCCCTGTCCGACAACGATGCCGGTCACGGCGCCAACGGCGTCGAGCGACACGCGGGTCGCGAGCGTCGCCTCTTGGACGATGTTGGTCCCCTTCTGGGGGTACAGATACCGATTCAGTGCCATGTTCGGGCTCCTTTCTCAGGCAGCCGATCAGGCGCCGAAGTTGGTGAGAACGATGTTCGCGCCGGGGTTGTTGCAGATGAACTGACCGTAGTGGCCGAAGCGGACTTCGTACTGGTCGTTGTCGTTGACGCGCAGGTAGTCGTTGTTGTCGTAGTCGAGCATCTGCGGCGCCGGCCCGAGCGTCGAGAGTTCCCAGGACGACATCTGAAGCATGAACGCCTTGTTGCGCGGGCAGAAGGGGTTCGCCACGATGTTCATCGGGCCGTTGGCGCCGTCGTACTGGATGCTCTTGAACGAGATGCCAGCGATGTTCGATTGCACGCGGTCGTACACGATGTCGGACCCAAGAGCCTTCTTGAGGTTCTGGAGGTCGAGCGGGTTGACGAAGATGGTGTCCGGCGAGCCGACGCCCTGCACGAGCACGCGCGCCTCGGCCTCCATGAGCGCCTCGTTCATCGGAAGGCCGGTGACCGAGAAGTTCTGGCCCGCGAGACGGATCGGGTCCGAGGTGCGGTTGAGGCCCCAGAACGTGGTCGACGTCACGCTCGACGGGATCCACGCCTGGATGCCGGTGACGACGCCTTCGGCATACCCATTCGCCGCGCCCGTGCCCGGCGCGGTGATCGGACCGTCGCCCGAACGCACGACGCGGTCGGTCGCCGCAATCGCGCCGGCCGTCAGGTTCACCACGCCGCCGACGCCAACGACCGTGATCACGCCGGTCTGGCGGTTGATGCCCGAGACGTAGACGCCGTCGCCCGCGGCAGTCGTCGCCGGGGTGGTGGCGCGCGCGACCTGCGGAGGAGCGCCCGCCGGGAAGAAGTCGAGCTTCATCCCGAGGTTGAAGTAGACGGCGTCCGCCGGCGTCGCGAGCGTGAAGGTGGAGCTCGTCAACGAGTCGATGATGCCGCGCGTGCCGGTACCGTCCCCGAAGAGCTGGAACTCAAGGTCGGCGAGCTCGTTGGTCGAGATGCCGTCCGTCTCGTTGTTCCAGAGGTCGACGAGCGCGCCGCTCGTGCGGACCGCCGCCTTCATGGTCTCGCCGTCCATGCGGAGGAGACCGTAGTGGCGCGTGCGATAGACCTGGAAGCGGTTGTAGGTACCGCCACCGCCATTGGTGCCGGACTTGGCCACGCCCTGGGCGATGCTGAAGTTGCTCGAGCTGCCCTGCGGGCGCTCGTTCTGGAGCGCGACCACGCGGAACTCGCCGTCGAAGTTCGTCGTCTTCTTGACGAGCGAGAGGAGCGGGAAGTTCTTGTAGAGGGCCTGGGGAATGGCGCCGTCCGGGTACTTGATCTTGAGGATCGACTTGACGGCATCGAAGGTCGGGTTGGTAAACGGCATGACTGAGACTCCTAATTGGTTGCTTGCGAGGTTGCTTTCTTGACTGCGGCCACCAGAGCTGCCCTCTGTTCGTCAGGAGAGAGCAGCCCAAACGGCTTGCCAGCAGTCCGCGATTCGCTGGCAGCCTTCGTCGTGAGGGTCTTCGCCGGGGCCTTCTTCCCGGCAGGGGCCTCGCCCTTCTGCTCCGCGCCGCCGCCAAACCGCTTCACGCGGTCGGCGTACTTCTTCTCGAGCGCGCGGATGACCTCGATGTCCTCGGGCGGCTCGCCGTAGCGCTCCTCGTGGCGCTCGGCGACGCGAAGCGCCTCGTCCCAGAGGCTGTCGACGTCGTCCGAGAACATGTTGAAGAGGGTCGGGTACTCCGCCTTCGTGACCTGCGTCAGGAACTCGTTCCGGGCCTGCGCCAACTGCTGCTGCTGCTGATGCGCCTGACGCTCGGCCATGGCCTCCTCGCGCTCCCTGCGCAGGGCCTGGATCTCCTTCTTGACCTCGTCGAGCTCGCCGAAGGGGACGTCCATGTTCCCCTCGCGCATGCCGGCGTCGATGAGGTCTTGGAAGTCGAACCCGAACTCTTGGAACGTGCGCGCAGGGGCGCGGCGCAGTTTCTTGAAGAGGTCCTCGACAACCTGCTTCTTCGAGTACTCGATGTACTCGGCCGCTTTCTCGAGTTTGGCCTCGAGCTGACGCGCGTAGTTCTCCGCCTTGCGCACGCGCGACTCGGCGGCCTGCCGAATGGCGAGCACCTGCTCGGCGAAGTCCTCCTGCGCCTCGGGCTCCTCGGCCTCTGCTTCGGCGCCGCCTTCGGCTTCACCCGCCTCGGCCTCGACGGTCTCCTCGCCTTCGCCGGACGCATCGACCTCGGGCTCGCGCGTGGGCTCCGGGGTCTCGGGCTCCTGCGCGGGCGCCTCCTCGGCCTCCGGCTGACTGGAAGAGATGACGGTATCCGCTGCTGCGCGCATCCGCGCGACCAAATCGTCAGACATTCATGGCCTCCATTGCCTGTGCCGGCGGCTCTTCCGCTGGCGGTGCTTCTTCCACGGGCGGCGGCGCCGCCTGCTGGGCGGCAGCAGCCTGCTGCGCCGCGGCTTCCATGCGCGCCTGCTCGATGAGCGCCTCGATCTTCGTGACGTAGTCGTCGAGCACCTCGATGCGGTCCTCGGTCACGCCATCGACGCGCGCCTTGTTGTAGTGCTTGCGCGCGCGGTCGTACGCGATGGCGAGGTCGAGCCGCTTGTCGGGGTCCGGGTAGGGCTCGCCACGCAGGATGAGCGACACGGCCTTGTCGACCACGTCGAGGTCCGCCGTCTCAAGGTCGCGCTCTGAATCGATGTCGCCGATGTTCAGGAGGTTCGCGACGACGCGACGGTCGGTGATGACCTTGCGGTCGACGAGCTCGAGCACCTCTTGGAACAGCGCGGCCTTGGTCTGCGAAAGCGCGCTGATGGGCTCGCAGCGGAGCGTGAACTCCTTGCGGTCCATCTGCACCTGCGACCAGTTGATGCGCTCGAGCTGGCCCGAGCCTGGCGCCAGGATTTCGACGTCGATGCCGTCCTCTGCCGCTTCCTCGCACGCGTCGACGATGAGCCAGCCGATGTCGACGTGGAACTGGCGCACGGCCTCGTGAGCGACGCGGAAGCGCGCGTCTTCCATGTCGTCGTAGACCGTGAGCGCGCGCCCGGACGCCTGCCGCAGGCCCGCAGGCAATACTGACTGAGCGGCCAGTTCCGAAATGCCCTCGTACCGGAGCATGTTCGACGCGATCATGTCCTTGTACGCGTAGGTGTCCGGGTGGACCGGCTGCGGATTGAAGACGACCGGCGGCGCGCCCTCGTACTCGAAGATGGTGCCGACATCGTTGTCGATCTTCGTCTTCGTCATGGTGCCGGCTTGCACCGCGATGTGCGAACCGCCCATGAGGTTGTGCGCGGTCTGGATCTTCTCGCTGAGGAGGTCGTACTCGTCCTGCGGGGCCGCGAGCTCGAGCGCCATCGACGGGCCGTAGAACCCCGACAGCACCGTGTTGGTGCGGCAGAACGCCCAGCCGAAGTTCGTCGAGCGGCGCCACGGCGTCGCCTGCAGGGTTCCGGTGCTGAGCGCGATGACGCGCAGCCCGTCCTTGGCCTTCGAGCCAGAAGCGAGATGAATGCCCTCGTAGACCAGGATTTGGTCCGAGTAGCGCGACGAGTTCATGTAGTTGGAGTCGTCGTCCGCGGGCTTCGGGGCCGCGAGGATGGCCTTCGTGCGCTCCGCCGAGCTTCCGAAGAGCGTCGTGTCGTCTCCGCCGAACGCTTCAAGCACGACGCCGCGATCCATGTAGCAGCGGTGGTAGAGGCAGCGCGGCGTGCCGTAGCGCGCCTCGGGCTCGCTCACGAGCATGTCGAAGGCGGGCACTCGCTCGATGACCACCTGCCGGTCGTCGCCGATGTACACCTTGACCATCGCGATCCCGAAGACGAGCTCGTCGAGGAGCAGCTGCGGGTAGATTTTGGAGTACTGCGCAGCCACGAAGGCACCCGCCAGGAAGCGATCCAGCCGCTTCGCTCGGTACCTTTGCAGGAAATCGCCTCCTACGGTCACCGTGCTCGGGAGCGGCATCTGCCGCGCGAGCTTGGCCTGCATCGTATGGATGGCGTTGCGCGCCACGTTGAACGACACCCGGTCGTCCCAGACGTTTCGCACCGGCATGCCGAACATTTTCAGGTCGGTGCCGTACACCTCCGCCGCGCGGGTCCACATTTGACGGCGATACGTCGTCTCATTGCGGATGGCCGTGACCGCTCCCACGAGGGCGACGTACGGATCCTCCTTCTGCTGATGAAGGAGCCACCATGCGTCCGTGGTTTCGGAGATACCCGCCATTTCTGGCCCAGTATCCCCAAGTTATCGTGACTCTCAAGCGAGAAAGCGACGCTTTTTGGCCAATCGGTCAGCTTTTCGGCGCATGGTCTTTTCCAGCGGCAGCCAAATCTGCTTTTCCTCCTCGGTCATGCCCCCGTAACCCTCCTCGAACGATTTTGCCGTGTCGGTGGGCTGCTGCTCGTGCCATCTGGTGAGCGCCATGCAGACGGCTGGGGCGTAGTCGGCGTGCCGACCATCGTTCGTCTTGCCAAGGTCGATGGTGATGCCGCTCTGGGTGTAGCGCCGCACGACTCGCTGCAGGTCTTGCTTCACGAGGGGGTCTGGAGGGAGCTCGACCTCGCCCATTTCGAACATCGTGCGCAGCGTGAGGTAGCGTTTCGTGCGCTCGTTGGACGACCACGCGTGCGGAACGAGCACGAGGCCCACCTGGTGCGCCAAATCGCGCAGCGCGTCGCCCATGTACTGGTCGCTGTCGAGCACCGTCACGCGGTATGCGCGCAGGATGACGGCGATTTCCTTCAGCACGGTGGCCGGCGACAGCGGCGCAGTCGGGCTTCCCGTCCACTGCTTTGCAAATGCGATCACTTTCTCGCGCCGACCCTGCCCGGTCGCCACGACGAGCGTGAACGAGTTGCCGCGCGTGGCCGGGTCGATGGCTGCGGTGTAGCGGATGCCTTGCTGCGGGGGCGCAACGATGGGCGTCTCGCGCGTTGCGCTCTCGAGCATGGCCGTCGTGAACAGCGCCTCCTCTGGATCGGCAAACTCCGCCTCGATGTCGGTGCGGTAGATGCGCGGATCGCGCTTCGCGATCTCGAGCTTGTCGGGCGTCCAGATGACCGGGGCCATGTCGTACGCCGGTGCCTTGATGACGATGCAGTCGCGGTCGGGTTTGCCCCATCGGTCCTTCACGAGGTCGTAGAGGAATCCCATCGGCGCCCACGGCGAACTGATGTAGACGAGCTGCGCGCCTGGGAGAATGCGGAGCAGAACAGCGTCCCGCAGATCATTCACAGAGACCGCTGCGTCATCCGCACCCCAGCGCGCGACCTCGTCCATGATGACGCCGGCGGACCAGCGCGCGACGAGCGACGAGCCCGCCTTGGAGGCCGCGACGACCTTGATCTCGACGGGGCGCCCGCTCGGGTGCTTGACCATGAGCGTGTCGGCGGTGGGCGTCTCGAGGATGAGCTTCGAGAGCAGCGGAGACGCCATCATCCGGCCCACGATGTGGCCGAAGATGACGTCCGCGAGGTCTTTGCTCAGCGAGACGATTGAGATGCGCGGGATCTCACCTGGTCCAAGACGCGTAAGGTCTGCTCGCTGAGACCAGTATACCGCGAGCGCCGCGGCACTGAGGCTCTTTGCAGTTCGGATACCTGCCACGATAGCGACTTCACTTGGTCGGACAGGCGCCGGGAGTGTGCCGCCACACGCGCGAAGGACCACGTCATCATCGCCCAGCTCGTCCAGAGGGCGACCATCAACGATGCGCGCAATGGCTCGCTGAAGAGGCGAGGCGGTAGTGAGAGCAAAGCCAAGAGGACTGGTGAGAAGGCCCTCAAAGTGAGTGAGGCTCTTCTGCGCCAGTTGCTCTTTGACTCGAGCCTCGAAGCTCGCGAGTACATGGTCAGCTTGGGGTGACTTTGCGGGGACGTCCGCGGCGCCTGACTTCTTCAACCTTCGGCTCCTCTACTTCCTCGACGGGGGCTTGCTCGGCAGATTCAGCGGGTTCGGCAAGAACGACGAGCTCGACGACGTTGGAGACGGGCACTCGGAGTTCTCGGGAGCAGACGAAGCCGCCTTCGAATCGAAGATCATCGTGTTTCGGCCGAAAGAGCGTGGTTGTGACGCGGGAGAACTCTGCGGGGTCGGAGACTCCGCGGAGGAAGATGGCGCGCTTGAGCGGGGTTTTCTCTGACATTGTCGTTCTGCTTTCTTGATGGCGGCCACGAGGGCCTCGATGAACGGAATCCCCATGGTCTGGGTGGCCGTGAGGTCGGGGGAGACGAACTTGATCTCCTTGCCGAAGGAGTGGATGTGCCAACCCGTGAAGGCGGTCACGACGTCGCCGTACTTGCGCCACGCGTCGCAGTAGGCTTTCGAGCGCACGAGGAGTCGCCCGCCCGGAGCCGCACGCTTGTCATCGTCGCCCATCGCGCCTCTTGAAGTGGCCAGCCGAACACATGGAGCAGGTGCCTGTATACCGCACGCGCCCGTCCTTGACCCAGCGGAGCCACTGCTCAAGCACCTCGCCCTTGTAACGGCACTTGGTGCATCGCACGAGGCAGCGGCGCTTCTGCGCGAACGTCTGCGGGTCGCCTGGGTCGATGACTTCGAGGACGCCGGCAACGTCGCCGGCCTTGAACGCAATGGGCCTACGCTGGCCCGTTTGGTAGAAGGTCGCCATGTTCACTCGTCGATTGGGAGGGTGAGCTCGTAGGTCTGCCCGCCCTGCCATGCGTTGAAGTCGTAGTACCCAGACTGACGGTACTCGATGAAGAGCGAGCCTTCCGGTGGGCTGTAGAACCCGTCCTCGTCGGGGCCAATCTCCTCACGGCGGCCGCCTTCGTAGACGGCGAATACCTTGATGGTCATGGCGCGGCCCTCATCGCGCCCTTCAGCGCCTTGCAAAGCTCCGTGGCGGCCTCGTAGTGCAGCGTGAGCATCGCGAGGCGGTCGTCGTCCACGAGCACGAGCACGTCGAAGCACGGGCGGTCGTAGTCGTCCATGTGCCCCGGCTCGAACGTGATGCGCACGGAGGCGGATCCGCCGTTGTGGTTGCGCGCGCAGTTGTCGACGATGGTCGGTGTCATGGTGAATCCTCCGCTCATTTCATATCCTCTGCCATCGCCCGCGCAGCCGCGCGGATCAGGTCCATGAGCTTGCCGAACGAGATCTCTCCGTCGTCGTGCTCGCGGAGCACCTTGCGCACGCCTTCGTAGGAAAGGCCGTACTCGCGCATTTGCTCGGCCTCCTGGCGGATCATCGCGGAGAAGTTCGCCGCTGCAAACGTCTTCATGCGCTCGCACTCGGCCTCTAGCTCCCGCACGCGGGCGATGAGCGCGGGCACGTCGGTGCGGGCCGAGGCGATGAAGATGGCATCATTTCGCGCGGCGTCTTCGGTTTCGCGGTGCGGTCCCGCGCAGAACCAGCGGACGTACTCGGAATATTCGCCGCACTCTCCGGAATCGGACTGTTCCATTCCGCAGTCCCATTCTTGGCTTGGCGTTGCCGCGTTCGCGCGGCGCTCGATTTCGTCGAGGTCGATCATGGCTCCTCCGGAATCGACATGGCGCGGATCACGTCGCGTGTGCCAGGAACGCAGTGCGCATCCGCCACACGCGCACACGCCTCGCGCATCGCCTCCGCCCCGCGGCGGTAGGCGTCGGCAGTATCGTGGACGTTCGCGTCGTACTTCACACTCAGCGCGTGCAACTCCGCGGCCATCGCGTCAACCTCACGCCGCAGTCGCTCCACCTCGGCGCGCGCTCCGTTGTACGCCTCCCGCGTCGCGCGCAGCTCCGCGTCCTGGTTGGCGACGCGGACGAGAAGCTCGTCGCGCTCGCGCATGAGGCGGTCGTACTGCTCAAGGCCGCGCTCGGCCTCCACGTCGCGCTCGTCGAGGGCGGCGGTGAGGGTGGCGATTTCCAGGTCTGCCTCGGCCTTGGCGGTCGTGAGCGCCACGATGGCTTCGCGCGCTTCGTCGCGCTCGCGTTCGCTCTGATGCGCCCATGCTCGTGCCTTGTCGCGCTCGTCTTCGAGCCAGTTGATGTCCTCAAGGACCGCATTGACCGCATCGAGGTCTTGCCGCGCCTCTTCGAGCTGCCGCGCCAGTTCGAGCATCGCGCTCTGCGCCGTGCGCCCGGTCATGCCTGCGGCCTCCCAGGCGGAGAGGGAGAGGTCGCGCTCGCGTTCCAGCGCACGCCACGCGTTCACGAGCACGGCAGGCTCCGCCACGTCGTAGCCACCAACGCCAAATGCGCGCAGCACAAATCCGATCGGCTCCGCGACCTGCAGTTGCCACGCGCGCAGCTCGTCCCGTTCGCGACAGGCGTCCTTCCAGTCGCTCTCGAACATGAGCGCGGAGTTGGTCTCCACGTCGCGTTCGCGCGTGAGCGTCTCCACGAGGGCTTCCAATTCTTCGACGGTCTTCATAGCGGGAACCAGGCCTTGAGGAGGGTGCTGACTTTGACGAGTCCGCCCTTGGGGCGCTCGTCGGGGTGTGCATCGAAGTACGCCGCCTCGCGACGGGCGGCCTCGGTCTGAAGCCACACGCGCCGCGTCTCGGGCATGTCGGGGTATTCGATGGGCGTGGAAGGTGCGTCGGTGCCGTAGCCAACGGGGCTGCCCATGTCGGCCGTGGGTAGCCTTGTCAGCGGTAGGCCTTGGCCGTACTTGAGCCACTGCGACACCTTGCTCGGCTTGCGCTTCTTCATGGCTTCCTCGCGATGCACCTGTACTTGCACGTGGGGTGAAGTTCCCCACGCTCTCGCGTACATTCGCAGGCCGGCGCCTCGTTGGCTCCGGCACAGAATGGGACGGTGAGTTGCCACTCACAGTTGTCCCAAAACGATGGCCTTGTGAGTCGGCGCTCCACGACTTCGTGTGGGTCCGCGCCTGGCACTGGCGGGTTCGTGCATGCGAGCCCCAAGAACACCATCCCGATGATGAGGAATGGCAACAGGACCAGCCCATTGAGCATCGCTTCTTCCTCGGTCCTCATGGCTCGGGCCTGCGAACGAACTGGACGCGCTCGACGACTAGGCAGTAGCGGTCGTACTTACCACCGTCGACCACGACCCGTGCAACGTCTCCTTCGCACGAGTAGAAGGCGAGGTTCCGCATTCCGGCCTTCGCGCGAAGCTGGTTGGCCA